GGCAATCCGTACCTGATGCACCACAATATTTTCGACAGCTGCGGGCGGGTGCATCGGGCGGAGTTCAATACCAACACTATTGAACAGCTGATGCAGTGGTACAGCAACACTGTATTTGACGCTCGGTCTGGCTCCAGCGGTTGCGCGATTTTGAACAGCAGTGCGAACCTGCTGACGATTCACGACAATCTGACGGTGACGCTGCAGAGCAGCGGCGGCTCAGAAGGCTCAGGCTACGGCGGCAAGTTGAACGTTGGGTCGGGCGGCTACACGACGCTCGACTACAACGGCTACTACGCGGTCAACGGGACCTACACCGGCATGTGGGGCATCGCGACCACGACCTATAACAGCTTCTCTGCCTGGAAAACCGCATCGAGCGGCGACAGCCACGGATTCTCTGGCAGCGACCCACTATTCATCCCAGGCACGGCCAGCATCGTGGGCGGCGGCGGCCCAACGCAGTTTCAGTATCAGGGCGGCTCGCCATGCATCGGGACCGGCACCGGAGGCATCAACATAGGAGCCTGGGACGGCACCGTGACGCAGATTGGTTGCAACTTTCCGGGCATCTACCCGCTGCCATAGGAATGTATGGCGCAGATTTACACACTCGGAGGGCAGATATGCACCATGGCAGGAGGCGCAGCCGCAGGCGTGCCGAGTTTTTTCCCGGCACCTGGATTCACATATAGCGGCGTTTTTGGTAACTACCAGAATTTCACGCTGAACTATCCGGCGGGCGGCCTAGGCGCAAAGTCACCAGCGCTGCCTTACGCGCTGTTCCAGTTTGGCGAGGACGGGACCACCACCTACAACACTGATCCGACGTATTCAGCGAACACATTCACGCAGACGGCAAGCACCGCCGCGCAGGTGGCGTATCAGACGAGTATTTTGCCGGGCGGCAATGCGCAGGCAGCGCTGAGCTGGATTCCGAATTACAACGCATCGAATTCGAGCGCCTGCTTCGGCAATGGCGCTTCGACGATCAACGTTACGGGCGGCTACGGCTCGCAGCTATATATCTGGCGCAAGACCTACTGTGCCTTCTCGGCGATTGCCGACAATATTAAGACACTGCGCCTTTGGCCTGCCGCGGGCATTGGCAATCACCCCGATGCGTACTTTTCTTATAACTCCGGATTTGGCGATTACACCACCACCATCGAGTGCGTGACGGGCAATCCTGTCTTCAGCGGTTTGAACAGTTTCGGCGGATCCAGCTCAAGTGCGATCCCGTACTCGACTGCGGTCAACCAATGGTTCACCGATGAGCTTTTTTGGCAGGAAAGCACGCTCAATAATACCGACGGAATTTTGCAGATCGCGCGTAATGCGCAGATGGCGTACGCGTTGGCAGGGCGCTGGAGCCAGAACAATACGGCGAACGGCAATAACACGCCGTACCAATTCGTGAACCTCGATGAGTTTACGTCTGGATCTATCACGCACGTGCCAAACGGCACGACCGACATAATGTATTACGGGCTGCACTACTTCGACACGAATTTTCTGCAGAGCTTCACCTCGAACGAGGGAACTAGCTACTACACGACGCAGCTGACGCACCCGATTAACACCGGCAGCGACCGCTTCCGTGAGATTCAGATTCAGACGCTGCGCACCGACACTGAGATTGATTACTACCTGCGCCGCGGAGCGCAGAGCATCGGGAGTCCTTACAGCTTGTTCGTTCAAACCGGTTACGGCACCGCGATCTATGCGGGCTATGGGATCTGGCAGCAATGACCATTGCGTTCAACGGGTTCTGGGGCACGACGCAGACCAATGCTACGACCTGCGTACTTGTTACGCACGCGCCTCTCGTTGGTGACTGCCTTATTTCCTGGTGCCTCTCGAACAATGGATTGCCGTCCATCGCTGACAGCTTGAGTGGAGCATGGTCATCAGTGGTTGCATTGGGAGGGCCTACCGGCGGTTCACGCAACTATTCGCTCTATCAGGCCATCCAGCCGAATGTGGCGAGCAATGCTAGCCGCACCATTACATGGACCGGCGGAGCTTCTGGGCAGATCACCGGCGCGGCATGCCATGTAGGTGGACTGGCTACCTCGACGCCGTACGATACGGCTGCCACGCCGCTTTGCGGCACCGGCAATAGCGGTTCATTGCTTTCGAACAACAGCAATCTGACTTCGTTCCCGAATGAGATTGTGTTTGCCGTTGGCTCAGTCGATACATCGAGCAGTGGCACCTATACCATTGGTAACATCGCTGGCACAACAGGCACGACCACAAGCTGTACTTCGGCGAGTTCTGGCAGTGCGCCGAACATATTCGTGGGCTACAACATCGTTTCTGCGACCGGCAATTATTCCGGTGCCGCCACCTATACCGTGTCGGCGCACTGGATCATGCAGGTGGTGAGTTTCGCGGACACCAACATCTCGCCCGGCGGCGGTGCCGCGATTGCCTGGACGACCTGATATGCCGAAGGCCGAGATTATTTCTTCCGAATCGTTCAAGGGTCGGCACAACAGCAACCCGGAAGCCTCTGCAAAGCGCATTCGCGAGGGCGGTAGCTGGAAAAGGCAACGCATCTGTGTCGTATTGCCATCCACGGACCTTATCCCAGCGAAAGTGGCGCTCAGCCACTGGTCGCTAGTGTTTCCGCCAAACCAGTCCGTGATCCGCATGCTGGCGCTCGGCGAAGAAGTGGGCGAGGCCTATAGCAACTGCATCAGCGAAATCATCGCGCATCCAGACCTTTCGCAGTGGGAATACATTCTCACCATCGAGTGCGACAACATGCCGCCATCGGATGGCGTGGTGCAGTTGGTGAAGGATATGGAGGAGCACCCGGAGTTCGCCTGCATCGGCGGCCTCTACTGGTGCAAGGGCGAAAACGGGACGCCACACATCTGGGGCGATCCGAAAGATCCGCAGATCAACTTCCGACCGCAGGTGCCGATTCCGAATACGATCCAGGAGTGCTGCGGCACGTCCATGGGATTCAACCTGTGGCGCATGAGCCTCTTTCGCGACGAACGGCTGCGCCGCCCCTGGTTCAAGACTGTGGCTGGCAAAGAGGGCATGGGCACACAGGATCTGTATTTCGCTTCAGATATCCGCAAGCACGGGTATCGAGTAGCCGTGGACACCGGGATTTGCGTAGGACACCTGGATTTCGACGGGAAATACGGCCCGAAAAATACTATTTGGTAAGAGGAGTTTCTTTCCATGACTGACGTAGAAAAGCCCCGGACCACGGACGTGGTCGTGCATATCACTCACGGCCCGCTGCATCTGCAGACGCCCACCATCGTGGACCATGTGCTCGTGGTGTGCCGCGCGCAGAACAATCCCGCCAATTCGCCTGAGCCGCAGAAGCTGGCGCCGGATGCGACCGAATGCGAATTCGGCCGGCTGCCGCCGGACACCTATATCCTTTCGGCGCGCGCTATGACGGCCGCGGATGAAAGCAAGAACATTCGCGAACGCGCGCTTGGCACGCCTGATCCGGCGCTCCACGTGACCATCGATGCCGATTCACGCGTCGTCGTGAAGCCGCATCGCATTCCGCGCGGCCATATCCCGGGCAACGTGGAGGCGGAGTCGCCGGTCACAGTGTTGATCCCAACCGGTCTTGCGGTGGCGTTGAAAGATAGCGAGGATCACCGACGCTGGTTTCAGCGCCATCATGAAGCGGCGCCTCAGCCTGAACCATCTCCGCAGCCGGAACCTGTCCCGCAGGAACCGCCGCAGCAGTGACGCTTGTCGTCCATATCTTCGCGGACGGCGGCATCTGGGTGCGGCACGGCCACGAAGAGCATATGCGCGAGGTGACGCGCGAGGAACTGACACAGTTGATCGAGGAGCAATTGGATGACAGCAACGGCAGAAAAGACCGCGCCAGCTGAAGCGAAGCCGATCAAACTCGATATTGGCGCGGGAAAAAATCGGCACGCGGCGGACTTCCAGACCATCGACATCCTTCCCTTCGAAGGGGTCGATCACGTCATGGATGTGCGCCAGACGCCGTGGCCGTGGGAAGACGATAGCGTAGCGGCCGTGTTCACGAGCCACTTCGTAGAGCACCTCTCTGGGGAAGAGCGCATCCCGTTCTTCAACGAGCTCTATCGCGTGATGGCGTGGGGCGCGCAGTGCACGATAGTTGTGCCCGCATGGTCGCATGATCGAGCTTATGGAGATCCCAGTCATAAGTGGCCTCCCATGTCCGGCTGGTCCGTGATGTACCTGCTGAAGGGTTGGCGCGACGTGAACGCGCCACACGTCGGCTATACATGCGATTTCGACTGGCAGTCAGCCGGCAACTGGGACCCATGGCTTGGGGTGCGGCACGATGAGGTTAAGGTGTTTGCGATGGCACGCTACGTGAATAGTCTCAGCGACTACATCTTCACGCTGACGAAGACCAAGCGGAGCTAAAGCCCATGGCCGTTGGCGCTCAACAGCCCACGGCGTTCCAGCCCGCCTTCCAGATCCCCGCGTACCAGAGCGCACCGAATCCGCTCCTCGAGTACGGCTGGACGAAGTGCTGGGCGCAGGCGCAGGCCGGTGGTTTCCAGCCCGCGCGCGCGGCGTTTCTCGCAGGCTCGATGTGCTATGTCACGGCACAGTGGTTCGACATCGCGGGGGACTCGTGGCAGCCGGCGGCCGTGCAGTGGCGTCTCGATGACATCACGAGCCAGCAGAACGTGGTGTCGTGGACGCCGATCCCGATTCCGCAGACGACGAATCAGATCGTGATCTCGTCGGTGCAGAACGCGATGATTTCCTATACGCGCAACCATGAAGTGCGGCAGGTCCTGTTCCAGATCACCGACTTTTACGGCAACGTGGCATACGCGCGCACGCTCTACGTACTGATCCGAAACTTGGGCGGCTTCTATATCTTCAGCGCCGGCTACCAGGGGCCTGCGTTCCAGACCGCGTTCCAGCAGACGCCCATCGTGGAAGAAAGTTGACGCATGGCCTTCACCACTAACGACGGACAGAATGCCGGCCCTTCCGAGCTGGTGATCACATCCTCCGTCGGCAGCGGCCTCATGCAGATCCTGATGGACGACAGCGTCGTCACAGGATCAGATCTAAGCTACGAGCTGGCGAAGCTGATTTACCTGTATCACCCGCTTGGCCAGAAGATGGCCGAGTCGCCGATCAACATGGCGCAGAGCCAGTCTCGCAAGGTGGCGGTACAGGATGCACCTGATGAAGTGACCTCCGAGTTCCTGCGCGAGTGGGAGAAGATTAACGCCAACGGCCATATCCACAACGTGATGCGGCTCGCGCGGATCTACGGCATTGCCTCGCTAATTATCGGTTGCGATCAGGTAAAAGCCGATCAGCCGCTGGACATGGAAAAGATCTGGCAGCAGGACCTTTGGTTCAGCGAACTCGATCCGCTCAACACGGCTGGCAGCATGGTATTGAGCCAGGTGCCGACGTCGCCCGACTTCAATAAGCCAGTGTCGATTCGTGTGAATGGTGAGGTGTTCCACCGCTCGCGCTATCAGGTGGTGCTGAACGAATCGCCGATTTATCTGGCCTATACGACGTCGGCGTTCGGCTTCGTCGGCCGCAGTGTCTATCAGCGCGCGCTGTTCCCGCTGAAGTCCTTCATCCGCAGCATGATCGCGGATGACATGATCGCGACGAAGCTGGGGCTGCTGATCGCGAAGCAGAAGGCCCCCGGCTCCATTCTCGACCGGGCGATGCAACTGATCGCGGGCGTAAAACGGGCACTGCTCAGGCAGGCGCAGACGAACCAGGTGCTCTCGATCGGCATCGAAGAAGAGATCGAGACGCTCAACATGATGAATGTGGATGGCGCGGGCACCTATTCGCGTACCAACATTCTGAAGAATATTGCCACCGCTGCCGATATGCCGGCGAAGCTTCTGGAGAACGAGACGCTGGTCGCAGGATTCGGCGAAGGCACGGAGGATGCCAAGAACATTGCGCGTTACATCGACCTCATGCGCATGAAGATGCAGCCGCTGTATGCGTTCTTCGACAACATCGTGCAGTACCGCGTGTGGAACCCGCAGTTCTACGAGCGCATTCAATCGCAGTATCCGGACACCTATGGCGACATGGAGTATCGCGAAGCGTTTCTCCAGTGGCGCAATTCGTTCCAAGCTGGGTGGCCCTCGTTACTGATCGAGCCGGAGAGCGAGCAGATCAAGGTGGAGCAGACCAAGCTCGACGGCATCATCGAGTTCATGGAAGTGGCCCTTCCTCTGGTTGACCCAGAAAATCTCGGCCGCATCATGAATTGGGCCGCGGACAACATCAACGAGAACAAGATGATGTTCCCGCATGGACTGGAACTGGATTACGAAGCGCTCTCGGATCACGCGGAAGACAAAGCCGATCAGGAAGCTGAAGCGCTCAAGAACGGCATGATGCCGCCCGGCGGTGGAGGGGCGCAGGATAACGGCAGCGGCGCCAAACAACCTGCGAAGCAACCGCCCAAGGCGAACGTGCGGCGTTTAGAACGTCGTGGCTAAGACCACCTTTGGACGTGGCGCTCGGGCTGCGTTCTACAAGCTCGTCAACGAGGCGATTGACGATCTGACCGAGTACGGATTCGATTCGCAGCAGCGGCTGGACTCCTGGATGGCGCGGCTTGAGCTGGCGGCGCGTGCGGCGCTGTTGCCGGCCGACGTAATGATGCGCGCGATGCGGGACGCGCTCACGCAGCAGTTTCGCCGGCTCGTGAACGGGTCGGCGCTGCAGCGCAAGCACCGCGGCATCGACCAGTACACGCTCGCATCCATCAAGCCGAAACTGCACGCGGAGCTCGAGCGGCGGATTCTGGCATCAGCGAATCTGATCAAGCTGAATCGCGAAGCCTCCATCCAGCGCACGCTGCGACGCTTCGCCGGCTGGGCCACAAGCGTGCCTGCAGGTGGCACGGAGGCGACCGAGCGGCCAGCAATTAAACGCAGCATCCGCAAAGCAGTGACGGCGCTTCCGTTCGAGGAACGGCGAGTCATCATCGATCAGGGACATAAGTTGGTCGCGGCAGTGAATGAGATTGTCGCAGTGGATGGCGGCGCCATCGCGGGTATCTGGCACTCGCATTGGCGCGAAGCAGGCTACGACTACCGTGAGGATCACAAGGAGAGGGACGGTAAGTTCTATGTGCTGCGTGATAATTGGGCGCTGCGCAAAGGGTTCATGAAGCTGGCTGGTCACGAATATACGGATCAGATCACCGAGCCAGGATTCGAGCCTTTCTGTCGATGCCGATACCAATTCGTATACTCACTGCGCCAGTTGCCATCCGAGATGATCACCACCAAGGGGCGCGAGGCGTTACTCGCGGCGCGCGCGAAGATTGGCCTGCACGAGCACGCCTATGGAGCCTGACCATGAATGAGACGAGTCACGAACAGTTGCTTGCGATCCGCACTGCGGCCAAGCGATTCCTGGATGCGTGCGGCGGGGATGTGGTGGTTCGGCAGGCGATTGAGGCGAAATACAGAGCCGAGTGGATTGCACTGGCGCAGGCGCTGATTGGCGGGCGAACGCTGAAAGAACGCGCGATGGATCAGTTCCAAACGCAGCGTAATGAAGCGGCTGCTGATGTGATCGCTGCGAAAACTGGCTGAACTCGATGACTGCGGGGGCAGATGAAGCTGCGTCGACAGTAGGCGCAGCCCCCGTCCCTGTGCGCCGCGCGAGCGGCATCATGTATGTCGATATCGCAAGCGGCGATGTCCTGATGATGCGCCGCGCCGGGCACGATCATCCAGGCACGTGGGCTTTTCCCGGCGGCGGCATCGAAGGCGAAGAAACGGCAGAAGCTGCCGCGCGTCGCGAATTCAGCGAGGAAACCGGTGCCGTGGCGCCGGCTGTGCTGTGGCCCCTGACGCAGCGCGTGAAGGACGGGGTGGATTTCACGACGTTCGTCACCACCGGCCCGCGCTTCGACGCCAAGCTGACCACCGAGCACGATGCGGTGCAGTGGGTAAGTAAGAAGAACGCGCTGTCTGAGCAGTCTTCTTACGGCATCTTGCACCCGGGTGCCGGCATTTCGCTGATGAAGGGTGAACTTGACGAGCTAGGTGTTGCGAAGGCCATGCGCGCTAGCGAACTCGTCAGCCCGCAGATGTTCGGCAACGTGATGCTCGTCAACATGCGCATCACCGGCACTGGTGCTGCCTATCGCGCTGGCCTGAAAGAGTACGTCTGGCGCGACGCCTCGCTCTACCTCAATGATCACTTCGTGCAGCGCTGCAACGGGCTGTCAGTGATCCTAGACCATCCAACGAGTGGTCAGCCGCTGGATACGCAGGAGTTCCGCGACCGCATCGTCGGCACAATTTTCTTGCCCTATATCAGCGACAACGAGGTGTGGGGCATCGCGAAGATTTATGACATGGCCGTGGCGCGCATGATTACGGAGCGCCAACTCTCCACCAGTCCTTGCGTTGTATTTAAGCCGCAAGATATTGGTAGTACGCATGAGTTGGAGAACGGCGAGCGACTGTTGATCGAGGGCAAGCCAAGCATTATCGATCACGTTGCTTTGTGTGAATTAGGTACATGGGATAGGGGAGCCGGCCCATCCGGCATTGATAGTCCATCCGCCGCGAAGACGGATTCAACTGCAGGAGATTGCAACATGGGTGAGAGCACTGCGGCCGACGCCGGCCTACCGACTGACAAGAAGGAGGGCGAGCCGCTCGACAAAGTGCTCGCTCATCTCGACAGCATCAACAAGCGCATGGACGCCATGTGCGGGCGCATGGATGCGTTCGAAAAGAAAGAACCTCCGAAAGAGGAAAAGAAGGAAGAGTCCAAGGGCGAGGACAAGAAAGAGGAAAAGGACGAGAAAGAGGAAGGCGAGCCGACGCCACTCGCAGCCGACAAGACCAAGAAAGACGCTGCCAAGGCCGATGGCGAGGAGCAGCCCGGCGGCAAGAAAGAAGCTGCCGCACTCAAAGAGGAACGCGAGGAGAACGACTTGGACAAGAACGACAGTGCTCGTGCGGACGCTGCGGCGATCCGTGCCCGGCTCGATGGACTCGAGAAGCGGATGCCCCACGAGTTGCCGGAAGAGGACCGTCTGCGGTTCGTTGAGGCGCAGGCGAAAGCCGAGCGCGTCGCGCAGGCGTTTGGCGATTCCGCTGGAGCGCCGCGGCATCTGAACGGCGAAAGTCTGTCGCAATATCGCCGGCGCCTGCTCGGTGCATTCAAGAAGCACTCACGCTCGTGGAAGGACGTGGACCTCACGCCTTTCGCCGACAAAGCGCTCGATACGGTCGAGTCGCAGGTGTATTCGGATGCGCTCGCAGCGGCCATGAGCCCGCAGAACGTGGAGGCCGGCACACTGCGCATCGTCACAGCGACCGACGACACCGGCCGCCGAATCCGCAAGTTCTACGGCGACCCGGAAGCGTGCTGGGGTCCGTTCAAGCAGCCCTCGCGACTCGTCACCGGCTGGCAAACCAAGTTCCAGCCCTCGCGCTGAGCGCACGCTCAGAGCGCGCCTAACCCTCTTCAAAGGAGTTTCTACACATGGCCGGTATTACCATCAATCCCTCCCTTGTCACCAACGCGCCGAATACGTTCTATTCGACGAGCACCGGTGGTGTACAGGGAACCCTCGCCGATAACCCGGTGTCGCTCACCGGCTATCTGCGCAGCGGCATCGTTGCCACCAACGCTACGACCCCGATGTGGGGCGGTGAAGGTGTCACGATCTCCCTCCCAACCTCCGGCACGGAAGCGCTGGAAATCGCCGCGGTGCTCACCCTGGCTTCGGCGGAAACGAACCTGCTCGGGTTCACCGTGTTCAATCAGGCCTCCGCGATGATCCAGTCGCCGCAGTCTCCCGTACCACTGGCGGCAGCGGGCATGGGCATCAACTTCTTCGAGATGGGTTCGGGGGCACGCATCTGGGTGCAGGCAACGAGCGGAGTGGCGGGCGCTCTCCTCGGCGGCGCCATCAACCAGGCGGTCTACTGGGACTACACGAACCAGGTGCTGCTCGGCTCCCCGGGCGGCACAGCACTGCCGGTGAAGGTGGTGGACGTGAACGTCGGCAACTCGCAGGTGGTGACCTACTCCTCGGGCACCGGCTTCGTCACCTGGAACCGCTCAGGCTCCGCCGTCCTCATCGAGATCTGAAACCGCACCCTCTTCGCTAAGGAGTTTCTTTCATGGCCAATCTGGCAACCTCATGGGTCATCACCCACCCGGCTTTCATCGAGCCAGAACTGATCCTGCAGTACAATCAGTTCTCGGGTGCGTTTGCCTCTCTTGCGAGTGGCAATCCGCTCACCGGGCGCATCGGCTCGGAGGACAAGTACGTCTACATCCGTCGGCTGGACGTTCGCACGCAAGTGCGCACGAACCAGGCCGGTGGCAACGTGCTGCCTTCCGCAACCGTCGTGCCCAGCATGATCAACACGCCCACGTATCTCAATCAGTCCCGCGCTGAATACAATCATCACGACACCGCGATGATGGCGGAGTGGGGCACGAGCATCGTGGAGGCGCAGCGCCTTGCCAACCGGCAAGGGCACTTCCAGCTGCTGCGCAACCTGCTGCTGTACGGAAACATTCCGGCCAACGGCGAGGGCCTCGTCAACACCAACGGTGCGACGTCGGTGAACCTGCCGCCGGATTCGTTCGGCAACACGACCGTGTTGACCTACGACAACGGCCAGATGGGCACGTTCCTGCTGACGCAACTGCTCAACACGAAGGTGCGATGCATGCAGCTGGGGCTGCCGGCTCGATTCGTGATCCTCGGACCGCAGCGCACGCTGGGCCTGTTTGAGTATCCGGGCATCGTGCAGCTCACCTCCTACCAGCGTCCGGGCGCAGGCTCGACCACCACGGCGGGCATGGTGAAGGATGTGGCAGGACTCAATGGCGACATCGTGGAGTGGACCTATGACGACACCCTGATCAACCAGGGTGCAGGCGGCACCACCGACCTTGTCATCATCACGATGCCCGAGGTGAAGAAGCCCTCGGGTGCTGGCATCAACACGAACGAGTTTGCCACGCTCGCTCCGGGGCTTTCAGCCACCACGCTGATGTACACCGACATGGCAGCTCCGGTGGAGATTCCCACTCCGCTCCCGGGCGGGGCCATCGATGTGCTGTTCGAGATGCGTGCGAGCCCGGGGTGGTGCGTGCGGCCGGAAAGCATAACCTTGGTCAGCATGACCTACTGAGTAGCGCTGAGCGGTAGCGTGATTCCATTGATAAGGAAAAGAACTTATGGCCAGTCTTTTTGTCGCCAACATGTCCAAGCAGCATCAGGATTTCACCTTCCGGCTGCCTGGTGATCCTGCCACCAAGAGCCAGATGATCCGCGTTGGCACGCAGCAGCGGATCGGCGGGGACCTGAAGCCCGAAATAATCGCGAAGATTATTGAGCAACACACGCCTTACGGACTCAAGGCTGCGCGCGAGCTACCGCGTAATCGTGAGTTCGTGGGGCTGTGCTACAGCGTCGATACGCCGGTACAGCTGGAACATTGGGGGCAGACCCTTGAGATGAATGACGACGTGCTGAACGACCGCGCCGAGCAGCGCCGCGAGGACACCGCTGCCACCATCGCCAACTCCATCCAGCATGCGATGCAGGAGCGCGGCGTCACGGTACCGCATGCGGAGGTGTCAATTGTGGAGGACGCACGCCCGGGCGACACGCCACGCATCGCCCGCGGATACGAGACGTCATCGGAAGGGCAGGCGCCTCGTCATGCTTCCAAGCCAGGCCGACGCTCCCGGCAGCAGTCTCGGCAGTGAGCGCTGATGTGGACCGATCCGCAAACGCCCAACGTCGCTGACTACACGACGTTCCTGTATCAGATTGTCGGCATCCTGCCGGTGAGTCTTCCGGCCACCGCGCTCGTCATTCCGGTGACGCTTGCGCTGGCGCAGGAGATCGTGACGGAGTGGTTGATGGTTGCGTCGTGTCCGCCGCTGCTGACGCCGCCGCAGCCATCGCTCTACGTGCTGGCAGTGTACAACTTGGCGACGGATCGCCTCTTCAACTACGCGCAGGACGTGAACGGGCAAACGTTCTTTGAGGATGCACGGGTGAAGTGGCGACTGTTGGAAACGAGCGTTGGGGTGCCTTCGCAGAGCAGTGATAGCGGCACGGCGGTCGGGATACTTAACCCTGAGCAGATGAAACTCCTCACGCTGCAGGATCTGCAGACGCTTAAAACCCCGTTTGGTCGGCAGTATATGGCGATAGCACAGAAATTCGGCAGGGAGATATGGGGTCTGACATAATTGCGATATGCGCTGTACGAAATGCGGTGTCGCTAAGAAAGTCAGTCAATTTGACTCCAATGGCTACGACGCTTACGGCAAGCCTAGACGACGAAGCGCTTGTAAGCGATGCGAGAAAAAGCGGCGGCGCGAAATCTACGCGAAATACGGAGCCAAATATGCGCGGCATTGGAGGGCCAAAAACCGTCTTCGGATAAAGCAGCTAAATAGAAATGCTTATTTGAGATCACGCGGCGTAAATGTCCCTTATATAGGTCATCGCATTGGACCGATGCCGGGACGGAAAGGGGTTGCGCATTACCGCGCGTACCGAAGGCGTAATGCCAAGCGCATCTATCGCAAACAGCGTGAATGGTTGGAGCGCAACTATGAACGCGAGCTTCGTAAGGCGCGCGCATGGAGGAAGCGCAATCGCGCGAGGATTAATTTATCAAGGCGAAAAAGGCGAACACCTGAAATGGTGCGCGTTGAGAATCATCTCAGGCGAGGCGCGCGGTTACAGGGTTGCGGCAAGTTTAAGGCAGAGCAGATTAATCAGCTGCTAGTTGACCAACATTATCTATGCGCAAATCCGTTTTGCCGCATTAATTTGAGAACTGTTAAGCGCCATATCGATCATGACCTTTCCCTTGCTCGTGGCGGCACTAACGACATCGACAATCTGCAATGGCTGTGCGCGCCATGCAACAGAAAAAAGCACCTCAAGACCATGAAAGAATGGCTTCCGGAATTGAGCGCAGCTTTCAAAGCGAGGCTGATCGGCTATGACACCTGAAAAGAACGGCGCAAACGGCAGCGCACAGCCTCCGCAGCGCAACTTGCTGCAGTCCGTGCTGCCGACGCCGAATGGGCTGCGACTGATCTATACGTACAGCGACGGCATCTACGTGGGCGAAATCGTGGTGACAGCGCACGACAACGCCACCATGGCGCTCATCGCGAACGTATTCCAGGCATTTGCCGCCGATCACGCACGCGGCTTGCAGGTCGCGACGCAACTGCCACGCGGGCAGTAAATGGATACCGGTGCGGCGAGGAACGCGCCAGCGAGCGCGTCCGTCAGCCGTGGCAGACCGATTCTGCATCTGGGCGTGCTGGTGCAGCCGTACTACCGGCGCGGCATGACCACCTATGACGTCGCGCAGATTCTGGAAAAGAAGTACGGAATCATGAGCGCCTTCTGGCGCGTGCGCGGACAGGAAGCCACGGGCCACATCGTGCAGTCATTGCTCGGTGCGCTGGAGTCGCACGCCATGGGTCAGCGCGTCGATCCCTTCGGCAGCGCTATGCAGCAGGTCGAGCAGATGTTTCGCACGTTCATTTCCTCTCAGGAGGCGGAGCGCGTTGGCATCCCCGGCACGCCCACCAAGGCAGCGCTGCGCGGGGTGAACCATCGTTTCCGACACCCGTATGCGCGCAGCAATCCGCGGCGCCCAAGTTTTAGGGACACCGGAATGTATCTCAACAGTTTCCGTTCGTGGATTGACTGATGACGCTGATCGACGAAAGCCTCAAGGCCAATCAGGGCGCGGTGGCGGGCGCGCTGAAGCAGGGACTGGAGGTTATCGACCTCAACCAAGAGGTTAAATTTCAGGTCTACAGCCGCGTGGTGTTACCGGTTGACGGCTATGTCTTCTGGTCACCGTTGAATACGGTGTGCTTCAAGGGCTCGCTGCACTTCTCACAGGAGATTCGGCAGAGTCAGGATGAGACAGTCGGCTACGCCACCGTCACCTTCACTTCCGAACACGAGATCACCGAATTCACGACCGCGCCGACGGACACGATTTACGTCGCGTGGCACAAGGGCTTTCGCTACGCGTTCACCGGCCAGCAGGGCTTCTATAAGCAGGCTGACGTCTGGCACTACGTCGGGAATTCGATCTATCCGGCGCTGACCACGCAGCTGCTGGATTCGCCAAGCGCGATTGATCCTAAGCAGGCGGTCACGAGCAACAGTCTCGCGCTATGGCTGGGACTCAACGCGTATCGCTCGATTTACTACGACGGCTTTTCTAATAAAGTCGTGTTGTATCCCTCGTTTCTGGTGTCGCCCAACATGGTGCCGCCGTACGGGGCCGTGCATATCGGTCCAGAGGACACCCGCGCGCTGCAGGCGGTGCCGTATCTGGACCGTAATCGCAATCACTACCAATTGGCCGCCGACCGTGTGCGCATCACGCTCTACGGGCTGCAGAACAACGCCGCGCTCGATTTCATGGACTGCGTGAATCAGTACAGCGTGGACACCGGCAATTTCGGGCTGATGAATACGCCGATCATGAAGGACGGTAAGCGCACCGAGCCCTCGCTGGAGGCGCTGGCGATGCAGAAATTCTTGGACTACGAGGTTTCTTACGATCAGACGCGCGTGGCAGCGGTATCGCGGCAGCTGATTCTGTCGGCAATGCCGACCTACATCATTCAGGGTCCCGTTCCGATTCCAGTTTCTCAATAGGAGTTTCCTCACATGGGTGCAACCCCGATTTCAACGCAGAATTTTCGCCCGGGCGGCAACAGCACCACCCTGGATGTCACGGCCGCAGCGGTTATCAAGGCCTCCCCCGGAGTGATCTTCCGCGTCATCGTCGTCATTGTCGGTACGGGCGGTTCGCTAACCATCAACGATCTGGCGACGACCAGTGGTGGCGCGGCAGCCAATCAGATCATCACGATCCCGTTCGGATCGCTCACCATCGGGCAGGTGATCACACTTGAGGCTGCGACCGTGACTGGCATTGCGGTCACCGCAGTCCCGACCGGCGGCAGTCAGTTCACGATCACTTGGAGCTGATCGATGGCCGCGACGATAGTCGGGCCGGCGGTTCTGAACGCCGGCGTGCCCGGCGGTAATTCCGCTGCGCTCAACATCACCGGTGCGCAGGTGATCAAGGCGGGGCCGGGCTTGCTGATGCGCGTCTGCATCAGCGCGATTGGCAGCGGCGGTACGCTGACATTCAACGACTGTCTCACCACGGGCGCTGCGGCTGCGGCTAACCAGATCGTCAGCATCGCACAGGCATCGTTGGCGCTGGGTCAGGTGATCACGCTGGAATGGCCCTGCGCGACTGGAATCGTGGTGTCGGCATTCCCCACCGGCGGCGCCATCGTCTCCTGCACATTCTCCTGAAGGACAAGCAACTATGCCTTCGATTGTCACGATAAATGTCTCGGTTACTTCCGCACTTGCGCCGAGCACGTTGCAGTCCACTGGGGCGTTTATCTCGCAGGGCGCGACCACTCTGGCAGCGAATGCCACCTCGCTACTGACGCAGGCCTCAGACCTTACGCCGCTCCTTGCCTCGCCTCTGGCGCTGTCCTCGCTGGTTTGGAGCGGTGGCACGGTGCTGGCGACAACGGCTGCAGCGATCCCCGGTCGCAACACCGGCGATATTTTTCTCACGACCATTACCGGCGCCTCACCAACCGGCTACAACGGCACCTATCACGTCACCGTGACCGGCGCCAATACCTTCACGTACGCGCTCGCGGTCAACCCTGGCAGTTCCATCACCGCCGGCAACTACAGCCCGCCAAATCAAGGTGAACTGCTCGCAATGACGGCGACGTTCTTCGGGCAGGGCGGTGGGCGCTCCGTCTATGTGCTGGAACTAGGCGCTGGGGATCAGACAACGGGGCCTGCGCTGCTCGGCACGTGGATTCAGAACAATATCGGCGTCATGTATGCGTTCCTCGTACCGCGTGGCTGGGATGTTTCCACGGAACTCATGGCGCTGATTGCGCAATACGAATCGTTCACCAGCCGCACCTACTTTTTCGTCACGACCTCGATCAATACCTACACGCAGTACACGGCCGCGATGAAGTGCGTCGTGGCGCTGGTGGAGGCGCCTGGCGTGCCGGCGGCGGAGTTCTCCATGGCCGCAGTGTTTCAGCATGCGCTGGCCTATGCGCCGTCATCCTCGAACCGCATGACGCCGTTCGCATTCTCGTATCTCTTCGGCGTGACGGAATATCCTGCCATCGGCAACGGCGCATTGCTGACGGCGCTGAAAGCGGCGGGCGTCAACTATGTCGGCTCTGGAGCGGAAGGCGGTATTAGCACTGCGATCCTATTGTGGGGTACCACGCTGGATGGTAACGACTTCACTTATTGGTATTCGGCCGATTGGATCCAGATCAATTCCGACCTGACCATCAGCAATGCCATTATCACTGGCTCCAACAATCCGCTGAACCCGCTCTACTACAACCAGAACGGCATCAACGTCCTGCAGGACGATATCGTTGCTCTCGTGCAGACGGCCATTGCGTTTGGCCTTGCGAATGGTTCGGTGGGCTCGACCGCACTCGATGGTCCGGTGTTCCAGGAGAATCTGGATACCGACGTCTACGCAGGACTTTGCGTAATCAATGCCGTGCCATTCATTACGTACGTTACGGAAAACCCGAGTGCCTACAAACAGGGCGTCTACGGCGGCCTGACACTGGTGTATATCCCACAACGCGGGTTCACGCAGATTATCTTCAATATCAACGTGACCCAATTCATCGTTCCATAAAAGCTGAGGTAGCTTGTCATGGCGAATCCACAGGTAGCCCAAGGCACGCTGAACCGGCTCGTTGCCAGCGTCACGTGGACTTCCTTCCCTGCTCTCAACGTCACTCCGTCCTTTCTGAATCGCGACGGCATACGCCTTGCGCTGGACGGTGAGGCGACGCGGTTTCTGCCGACCATGGCTGGCGCGGTCACCTCGCCCGAGCCTTACCAGATGGTGACGCTCGTGTTGAATTTGCTCAAGACGCAAGGCCTCGCCGCGCTCTACAAGGCGCAGCAGGAATCATCGTGCCTGCTCGGTAGCTGCGTGGTGCGGCCGGACGCAACCACTCTGCCAACGTACAATCTGCAGAACATGGCTATTGAGGGCATTCGCGAACTGGCGTTCAGCGGTGAGGATGCGGGGTTTTCGGTCACAACCCGCGGCTATTACCTCATAAATTCGTTGTTGTGGGGATAACTACTTGGTGTATTAATTACTTTGGTGAGCCTGAGCCGTGATACATATCGATAAAAATCTATACCTCGTGCGCGAGATCGTGCGCAAGGACAAGCCGAGCGTTTACGTTCATTCCGCGCCCATCTCCGAGACGGTGTTCGACACCTACTGGAAGCCCATCGGGAAAACTTTCGCGACGATCTATTCCGAAGGCTTAGGCGCAGTCGCAGGCCCGCGCATCGCCAACAAGGCGCTGAAGGATATCTCTAAGGAACTCGGCATGTGGGACGGGCCCACCGGCGTCGAGCGCGGCCTCGTTGCCGAGATTCGCCGCCTGACGAATGTGATCGCACCGGGCGAGCGCGGCTGGGAAATGATCCCCTTCGATGATCCGCGTGTGAAGATCTGTCTTGATCCGCACGAGATTTCCGAATCGGAGGGCGCGATCACTTTTTTTACGGTGGCCTGGTGCATGCATCTGCGCCAGCAGTCGGAGGAAATGCTACCTGGCGCGATGCAACTGTGGGCTGCGCAAATCACATCCTCCAACTGTACGGTCTTCTTGAATTCCTTACCGACGTTGACTGCGGACGCGAATTCCGGCGCGAAGGCGGCATAGTCGGTTCGATCCTGGATTGGGTTGCGGGTGCTGGCTGGGAAGAATACTTCCGCCAGCACGACAATTTTCCGTGGAACACGTCGGCGCAGGAGTACAGGCAGCGCTACCTGACAGGCGCGCTGCGCGGCTTACGGCCAATGGGGTAGAAGAAAATGGCCGAAATTCGCTCGGTGGTGGACGTCGAAGTTAACGACGCCTCGTTCCTGCGCTACAAAGGCCTTTTCGACCGCTACACCGAAGCGCTGCAAAAGCAGCCGGAGATGTGGAAGAAGATCGGCGGCATCCATCAGGAGCACGCCAAGAACTTTGAAACGATCGGTAAGCGTCTCGCACTCGCTGAGGCTGCGCACAAGCGCATGGGCGAGGAATCGCAGAAGCAGGCGACGCACCTGCGGCTGTCAGAGCGTCTGTGGACCTCTATGTCCAAGACGACTAAGGATGTGGCGAGCAATGTCTGGGAGGCCACCAAGGGCCTCTTGAAGTGGTCGCTGATCCTGGAGGGCGTGTCGGGACTCCTCGGCGCCGGGGGTCTGTGGGGCATCAACCGCATGGCGCAGAGCGTCGCGAGCACGCGGCGTGAGGCGCGCGGCTTGGGCCTCTCCACCGGCGAATACAACGCCTTCGGCGTTAATTTCAAGCCGCTGATCAATACCGACGCGTTCCTGAACTGGGTCAACGCGATGGAGCTGGATAAGACCAAGCAAGGTCCAGCCAGAAGTCTCCTCGGCCGCAATCTTTCTGGTAATACCGAACAAGACACTATTGCGCTGCTGAGTGCGACTCGCGCATTCGCGAAACGTCATCGGCTGGATGTGACTGGCACGCAGTTTGCGGCTTGGGGGTTGGACGACGCGATAGATACCGACAGCCAGCGCCGACTGCGCGCCAGCACGGACACGGAGTTCAACCGAGACCTCGCCCGTAACAAGGGCGACATCACGGCGCTTGGCCTTCCCGCGTCCACCAGTGATGCGTGGACACGTTTCACGCAGCAGATGCAGCGCGCCGGCATCATCCTGGAGAACACATTCGCCACCGGGCTCGTCAAGCTCGCAGGTCCCATCGAGCACCTGTCGCAGGCCTTCACGCACCTGCTTGGCAAGGTCATGGGCAGCCAATGGGCGAAAGAAGGCGTTGATAAGTTAGCGACCGGCATCGATCATTTCGCCGACTGGCTGAACGGGCCGGATCTGGACAACGCGTTCAACAAGTTCACCGGCTCGCTCGGTGACCTGTCTGACTATATCGACGGGATTGCCCACCCGTTCGAGACTGCAGCCGAAAAATTCAGTCGTACGAGGGTCGGTGGCGCACTCTTAGGCACTGCTGAGTCTGTGATAAAGGCGGCATCTACCGCTCGTAGCGGCCCGGATGCGCTGTATGGTTTGGATCTGGGAGTTCAGGGAGTCAGAGCCGGCCTCCCGAAAGGATTTCTTGAGGGGCTGTGGAATAAAACCAGCGGCGGAGGATACAAGAATCCGTCCGAGCATCCGCTCGGCGGCAATGGACCTTTTGGTCTGCAGTGGGGATCGGGTTTCAATCCAACCGATCCGCGCGCCTCTGAGAAGTACGTCCTCGATTTAGCGGCGAAATACAAGGGCGACATGGTGGCCATGCTGGCTGCGATGAACTCGCCGAAGTTCGATGCGATTTACCAGCAGCACCCCGGTGACTACTGGCGTTATCTGTCGCCGCAAGCTCAGGCCAACGTGCGCGCCCACGTGCCGCAGGGCTTCCACATCGAGATTCACGATGCTACCGGTGGCTCCGTCCATACCACCGTGGCCGCGCTCGCTCCGGGCACGCAATGAGCACGCCCTTCCCGTTCGCGCAGCCTCCGTCGCTGCCGCCCCTCCTGCCGTCGCCGGGCTATGCCGGCTTCATCGCCTTTAAGCTGGCGTTCCAGCTCTCACCGATCATCCTCACCAGCGGCATCGCGACCAACCTCGGCGGAGCTTTGCCTATTATTGCGCTCACCGAGGGCGCCAATTTCGTGCAATCGTTGCTGACGGGTGGCGTCAATAACGACCTCGATGGCTTTTTTGCGAGCTACCAGGCCGCGCCCGGCTCATCCTTGGTGAATCAGCAGGTTTCCATGTACCCCATGGCGAACCAGACCGTGGCCGCCAACGCGGTCATCGCGCAGCCGCTGAACATCTCGATGATCATGATGTGCCCGGCCGGTAACGCATCCGGTGGCTATCCGCTGAAGCTCGTGACGATGACTGCGCTGCAGAACTCGCTCACGCAGCACAACCTCACCGGCGGCCTCTACACGATCATCACGCCGTGCTTCATCTATACCAACTGCGTCATGACCGGGATGAGAGACGTGAGTGGCGGTCAGGGCAAGCAGGTGCAGGACGTATGGCAGCTGGATTTCGTGCAGCCGCTCGTGACCGTGCAGTCCGCGCAGACCGCGCTCAACGGGCTGATGTCGAAACTGGCGAATGGCACGGCACCACAGGGCGGCACGCCGTCATGGTCCGTGGCGGGACTTGCCGTAAATAACCCGGTGAGCCTCTTGACCTCGAGCCTCGTGCCCTCGACGGTGATTCAGTGAGCCATCCGAAGGGTGCTCTATGAGCAGCGCCTTTGTGCAGTTCGTGCCTTCCACGTCGCAGGTGTTCACGTTCCAGCCGACGCTCAATGGCGTGCAGTACAACGCCGCCATTACCTGGAACGTGGCCGGACAGCGCTATTATCTGAATCTCTACGATTCTGCCAACAATCTGATCATCTGCCGCTCGGTGGATTCAAGCGGCCCGCGCTTCATGGCCTCCTTCTCATGGGCGCAGGGTTTTGCGGTGGCGACAACGGCGCTGCCTCACAATGTGCCGGTGGGCAGCTGCGCAAATATGCGCGCGTCAGAGACGCAGTCGCCCTACGACGGCGACTGGCAGGTGATCTCCACCAGCGCCCTGACGCTCAGTTATACGCTTCCAAATCCGAACCTCTCGACGATCGAGACCGGCACAATCATGCAGCCGCTGAACTTGGTGGAGCAGCTAGGGATTGGCTGGCTGCTGTTCCACTACGACACGCAGCAATTCGAATTCGAGTCGGCGTGAAGTGCGCTACTACAACTTCGTCATTTCGGATCCGGACACCGGAACGGTCTGGGTTACCAATCCCAATAGTGGTCTGCTCACCAAGACCGGTGCGCGCACGGCTTCCACGTTCAGTAGTTTCGTGAACGGCCAGACGATTGCCGGCGCGCTTAATGTGGAGTTTGATTTTCCGACCTACGCCGAATACACCGCGCAGGGCAATGCGCTCCTGACGATATGGGGCGTCGGCCTGCAGATGCTCAATCAGGCCACCGACCTCAATCAACAGAATTTCGCGCTGTATGCGGGGATGCAAAAAGGGCTGCCGCTGGCGAATCCCGCACAGGCGGGGCTGATCGCGACCGGCCAGATTTTTCAGGCCTTCGGCAACTGGCAGGGTACGAATCAGACGCTGTGCTTCGTGCTCGGTCCCGGCACCATCGATCCGTCCGGTGGTATCTCGTTCGGCTGGACGCCGGGAAGTAATTCGCTGTCGGGCGCGCTGTTCTCGGCGCTGGCGCAGGCGTATCCGACATTCACGGTGAAGGTGAGCATCGATCCGGCCATACAGCCGCTCGTGCAACAGCCCGCGAACTACGACACGCTGATGGCGTTCTCGCAGTTCATTCAAGAGATCACGATGCAGGCCGGCCAGAAGCTATACCCGAATCAGGGATATTCTGGCGTGGTCATTTCGGTGCGCGGCAACACTATCGTGTGCGCTGACAGCACGGTGTCCCAGGAACCCACGCAGCTACTGTTTCAAGATCTGATCGGGCAGCCCACATGGATTGCTGCACTCGAAGTGAGCTTTAAGACTGTATTGCGTACTGACATTCACATTAACGACCTAGTCCTGTTTCCGCAGGGCGTGATTTCGCCCTACGCGCTCACGAGCCCCGCAGCCGCGACGCCGAACGCCCCTGCCCGTAGCAAGGTCGCTTTTCAGGGTGCGTTCCAGATCAAGGAGGCGCATTACTTCGCGAACTTCCGGCAACCCGAAGCGGAGAGCTGGAATACGACCTATGTGGCCTACCCCGCAGGCCTAACTCCAGTCCCATGAGTAACCAGCAGAAAATTCCGCTGTCGCGCACGCTGCCGAACTTCGTGCAGCAGCGCGTGCTAGCGGAAATCAGCAAGCGTGGGCGCGCTCTGCCGGGGCACGTGGTCGCGGTTGACGGCCCGATTGTGACCGTGAATTTCGATGTGACCGGCGCGGTGCTGCCACAAGTCACAATGCCGATTCTCGGCGCGGAGTACGTGCGCTACCCGATCCAGGTCGGCGACAAGGGTGTGACGTTTCCCGTGGACGTGTATACCGGGCAGGTAAGCGGCCTGGGGCCGACTGGCACGGCAGCCGACTTCAGCACGCAGCAAGGTAATCTCGCGACGCTCATGTGGGTGCCGTGCGGTAACAAGAATTGGTCGCCTGTCAATCCTAATGCCCTTGTGCTCTACGGACCCGATGGCGTCGTCTTGAAGGACACGGCCGGTGAGACGACGTTCACGCTGACGCCAAGCGGCATCACGATTAGCGGTAACACATCGCTGACCTTTTCGGTAGGAAGTCACAGCATCGTGATCAATTCTTCTGGCGTCACCATCGATGGCGTGCTGTTCCTAGCCCACGCTCATAGCGCCGTGCAAACGGGTCCGGATGTGTCGGGACCTGTGGTGCCGTGAGATAATCTGGTGCATGCGCACCGTTGATCGCAGTTTCTATGTTTACGTACTCTTCAGGCTGAGCGGCGTTCCTTGCTACGTCGGCAAGGGACGTAAGCGGCGTTTGTTATCGCACGAACGGCTGGTGCGGCGCGGAAAGCCGCATGCCAATCCGCATCTCGCACTCATCATCCGCAACGCGGGCGGTTCATTGCCGAAGTTTAAAATTGGCGAGTCCCTAACCGAGCGCGCAGCTTTCTCCATGGAAAGGCGCCTCATTGCACAAATAGGTCGCGAAGTGCACGGCGGTCCGTTGGTCAATTTGACAGATGGCGGAGAAGGATTCGCAGGCGGCCGTTTTTCCGAAGAGGGGCGTAAGCGTTTGGGCGTTCTTCATAGAGGTAATACTTACGGCTGTCGTAAACATTCGCCGGCTGAGATTGCGAATCGCGTTGCTAAGAATACCGGGCAGAAGCGGACGCCAGAACAGCGCGCGAGGATGAGCCGAGGGCAATTAGGAAATACAAATTGTCGCGGCTATAAGCACACGGAAGAAACGAAGATTAAGATGCGCGCGGCGGCCTTGGGGAGGATCATTCCGCAAAAACTACGTGATATTAATCGCGCGAGACTGCTTGGTAAGCCGGGCTTCTTCGCTGGGCATAAGCACTCAGACGAGACTAAGGCGAAAATGCGGAAAGCCTGGACACACCGCACTGGGCACAAACATTCGGCGGAAACCAAGAAGAAACTGCGAAAAGCCGCTTTACGTCGAGCGCGCCAATGAGAACTTATGGAAGGATCGTCAATAGTTCAGGGGCATTAGTTTGGCAAGAAGTTGATACCGATACAGCAGGGTTCAACGATCTTGTTTATTTAACTACCCTCTGCCAGGTACTTCAACTTTCGTTAAACGAGAGTCCCTTCTATAGCACATTTGGCATACCGCAGGTGCAGACGATCCTACAGCAGATCTACCCTGACTATTACGTCCAGATGACGCAGCAGACATTTGCGCCCTACTTCGCGTCGCTCCTGATCACGAAGCAGGCCGGCACGACATCGCCTACCTATAACGTGGCGGTGACCACGCATCAGGGGGCTAAACTGACAGCCACGGTTGCGATATGAGTACACCCAATCCGTTCAACTTCCCGGTGACGCTGACGGACACCGGCGTGCAGCCGACGCAGCCAGCCACCATCTTGCAGCAGTTGCTCGCGGCCGTGGCAGCGCAGGTGCCGGGTTACACGGCGAGTTTGCCAGCCTCGCTGATCGAGGATGTGTCGAGTACCGACGTGGCCGCCATTGCGCTGACGGACTCCTACCGTGTCGAGTTGATTAACTCGCTGACTCCTTTCGGTGCGAATATTTTCGTGCTGAATGCGCTTGCCTCGATCTATGGGCTGCAGCAGGGCACCACGACCAACACGACGGTGAGCGTGGTATTCGCCGGCACCGTCGGCTATGTCGTGCCGAACGGCTTTTTGGTGAGCGATGGCACGAATGCCTACCAGGTGCAGGGGGGCGGCCCGATCAACAGCGGGGGGAGCTCGTCGCCCATGGTCGCGATTGCGCTCCAGTCCGGCGCCACCTTTGCGGTGCCCGCGAATACGGTGACGCAGCTGCTGACTTCGGTTCCCGGTACGATCACGCTGAGTGTGAATAATCCGAGCGCTGGCACGCCGGGTGGCACGGCCGAGACGCCTTCCGCCTTCCGCGCGCGCGTGTTACAGGCGGGACTGGCGGCGAGTGTCGGCACGTCGCGCTACATCAAGACGCTCATCGGCAACCTGATCGGCTCGCAGTCCAACCTTGTGTCCGTGCAGGTGGTCACGGGTGTGGGCCTGCGAATCGTGGTGGGCGGCACAGCGAGCACCTATGAGATTGCAAATGCGATCTTCCAGTCCGTAGCCGATCCTTCCACGCTCCAGGGTTCCGCAATCAATAGCCTGCGTAACGTGACCGTGGGCCTCATCGATTACCCGGACACCTACGAGATTGTGTACGTGGCGTCGCCCTCGCAGACCGTGACAATGACCATCACATGGAACACCGATGCGACCGGCTTCACTGGCGGCGCGGCCTTCCCAGCGCTGGTGCAGCCTGTGATAGCTGCTTATATCAATGCCATCGGCATCGGCCAGCCCATCAATGTGCTGGAAATGAACGAACTGTTTCAGGAAGCGGTGGCCGACATCCTCGACCCGTCGCTCCTCACCCGATTGGTGTTTTCCGTCAGCATCAATAGCGTCGTGACGGCGCCCGGCTCTGGCACCTACGCGATCACCGGCGATGCGGAAAGCTATTTCTCCTGCGTGCCCAGTGGAATCACCATTGTGCAAGGTTGAGACGTGCTCCAGAACACCATCCCCGCGTATGTCTATCAACAGTACGCGGACGATGACAATATCCAGGCGTTCAACACCGCCTACAACCAGGCGCAGCAGTACTACGTCACCTGGTTCTACACGATAAATCTGGGCTATTACCCCGGGCTCACCGGCGCGCTGCTCGACTGGATTGCGGAAGGCTTGTACGGCATCGTACGCACGACCCTGGAGTCGCCGACGATTCCCGCAAAGGGAGCGCTTAACACTGAAGCGCTAAACATCGCAGCTTTGAATTCCGGCGTCTTTGCGACTGCGACCTATTACACGCTGTCGGACGATATCTTTCAGCGCATCCTGACATGGGATTTCTACAAGGCAGACGGCAAGCGCTTCACCCTGCCTTGGCTCAAGCGCCGGATCATGCGTTTTCTCGTGGGCACCAACGGGCTTGACACATTGCCGACGTCGGCAGGCTTTACGGTAGGCGCTGAGAATACGTCCGCCATCAGCGCGGTCATCTCCGGCGATGTCTGCACCGTCAACATCAACCAGGCGCTCCTGAGCGTGCTGGCGCCTAACCTGACGCCGAATATCCTGACGCTGTTTCAGGCGGCGTTTCAAGGTGGGGCATTCGATCTGCCAGCGCTCTACACCTACGTGGTTGGTGTGCAGACGCACATTGCTGCCTCTGCGTCGCCCACCTCGGTGACGGCGGTTGGCGCGACCTCATCGCTGACCACTAACGCGACGACCATCTCGGTATCGAGCGGCAGCGGGTCGTACACGTATTCGTGGACCTTCACGAGCGGCGGCGCGGGTATTGTCATCAATTCCCCGAGTGCCGCGACTACCACATTCACCGCCTCCGGGCTTGCTTTTGGCGGTGGAGCAAGCGGTACAGCGACCTGCACGGTGACGGATACCGTGACCTCGCAGACCACGCACGTTGGTGTAACTGTTTCGATTGCGCGCGAGACGGCCCCGAGCGCCACGAATTCGGGCAACATCTCCCACACCACAAACGTCTCGCCCCAGAACGTGGGAAGTGTTGCGGTGACGGTGACGGGGGGAACGGCGCCTTACACATATGCTTGGAGTTGGGCCTCCGGCGGCACCGGCATCACGATCAACAGCCCCACCGCGCAGACCACGCTTTTCACCGCGACGATGGCTCCCGGGGTCACCGTGAGCGGGACGGCGCAGTGCTTGGTTACAGACTCCTTCGGGCAGACGGCGACGACCGATGCCACCGTTTCCTGCACGCGCACGAATCTGATCGGGCTGAGCGTCGCGCCAACGAGCCTGAGCGCCACCGGCAGCACCACGTCAGTGACTACGGCCAGTACCACGGCGACCGCTTCTGGCGGCGCGGCACCCTACAGCTACTCCTGGGCGTGGCAATCCGGCGGCACCGGCGTGACGATCAATTCACCGACCGCTGCGACGACAACCTTCACCGCCAGTGGCCTGAGCCCCGGGGGCACCGATACCGGTACAGCACTCTGCACCGTAACGGATTCGCTCGGCGCGACGGCGACGGCTACTTGCACCGTGAGTGCGAGCCGCATCTCACTGCCCACGCCGACCGCCTCGCCGACGTCCCAGACCTCGAACAGCATCGCGGTGACGCAGACGACTGGCAGCAGCACTGTCTCGGTGAGCGGCGG